AACCGTTCTAGTCGGGTTAACCGACCCCTGTCCATATTCGTCGCAATGACGTGTGTGACAGAGCTACAACGTATCCACCTTTCCTCCTGGTTTTAATAAATTCCGGATTCTTGCTTTTAGGCACCTTAGACTGAAGAGAGAAATCTTTTCGTCTAAGACGTGCACACGACTTAAGATAACAATAGTGACTTTCATCACTATCGACATCTCTGTCGACATTAAATCTACTCCTTTTAAGAAGGGTATAATAATGTAACGCCCCATCGATAGGGCGTTTGGTATTGTATTGAAAAGTACAATAACTGAAAGTTTGAGTTCCGTGATTATCAACAATAATTCTGCTAAGTTTGCAGTCATATTGTTTAACCAGTCTTGCGCCATCTTCAGCGTATAGACCGGCATCGGAAGGAAAATCGTCGGGTATAAGCTTTATTCTAATCTTATACCGACGAAATAATGAGAATAAGTACTCAAAGAGTCGTTTGTCATATACGTACGTTAGGGGCCCAAAATACGATTTGTATTTTGTTAAAACCCCATTCAGTATTGTATAGAGCCATGGCTCCAGACTACTCATTCTATTATCGTGGGGGCCTTTTAAATAAAAGGCCCGAACGTCGAACCCGTGGTAGTAATCACCACCACAAGATTCCCTAAACCGCTCGCTTGTTTTATAGAAGCTCTTCTCAGAGTTGACTATAAACCCTAATGCTTCGCATACCTTTATAAACAAAGGCGCGCTGGCAGTAGGCAAGATGCAATCGTCCCCAAACACAGATACAGTTCTCGAATTACACAAAGTCCCAAAATAATGTGGGTCTATATGTAGAGAAGTCGTATTTGTAGTTCGGGTATAATCGCATGCTGAAGCAAGGGCGAAAAAGACTAGGAGTTCTAAAGGAAACGTTGTTGCATTCCCCATTGTACTTGACATATTCAATTCAGTTTTGATGCCGTCTATTTCCATAGACGAACATCGAACTGTTGAAATCAAGGACAACCAAGTCTCAGGTATCAAATACCTTAGCAAATTGATTGACACACAATCACTAGCAGAAGCAAAATCTATCGTGGCTAAAAGGCCAGTAATAGATCCATGCTTAGCAAGTTTTTTATGTAAGTCAGGCAAAGTTGCTACATCTAGGCCGAATTCTTTAAGGCGCTCATACATGAGCGTCATGAGTCCCTGCTGCAGAAACATATTAGCAGTGGGTTCGATCGCTATCATACGATCAATCTCATTAGTTTTCGGAACTGTTGTAGCGCGTGACGAGCTTACTTCTGTCATACTGAGTGGATTTAAACTCTCATCGTTAAAATTAACGATAGCATCGGTGATCCTAGGATCAAAGTTGCAGTATGACGAAAATAAGTCTCTAGCGTCAGGACTAATACTAATTGGATATGTGAATTTGGCATCTAGTGATGTATCTTTAAAAGATACACCATTAGTGACGCCTCCCGAGTGTTTACAAGCTCGGAAATAATCAGCATACTCAAAGGGGTATAATATCTGTTTGATAGTTGCTCTTGCTCGCAAGAGTACTTTATCAATATCAGACATGCTCCCCAATAGTCTAGGTGCCTCCGGATACTTTACAGTATCAAAGGTACCAAGTCTATTATTGACTCCATGAAACTTCTCGTAGGCTTTCGCCTCAAGAATACTTTCATCGTCCGTTGTACTAATGTATTTTTTTAAGAATACATTAGACTGGTTTAGTAGTAGTTTCTGACGAATGCGGTCATCAACGGCCCATCGGCTGTTGCGCATGTCACGCTTAATACTCTGGTGCAAAATGTTTGAGATTGCATCAGGCTCGAATGTGCCCCTTCGGGCGGCACTCTTGTTTAACATTGAAATTCTCCATTTGTTAAATTGATCTTTTCAACAACCTATGTCCAGGGAAGTTCTTTTCCTGTACATAAATATGTAAAAGCAGCTAATACAATTATTAGTACTTTTACAATTAACGGTTGTTTCTCTCTCTTATCCAATTGGTTACCCAATCGATTGATTTGAAAAAGACTCGACACTAGCAGGGTCGGATGCTAATTGCGACAAAACTTGCAATAGCATGACTTTATCGTCCCAAGATGTATCAACATCCCAGGCCGCCTCTACCTTTAAGGTATTTACACCACGACTCCCATCAGCTTTATCAACAGGCTGAGTGAGGGTCATAAATGTACGTGCCTTAGAGAAGGACTGCTGTCCCGCGTTAAAGATCACTTTATGTGGCTTAACTTTGAACACCATGGTTAACTTGTCTGTAAACGAAACGTTTGCAGGACCAAGTGCCAAGATATGTTCAGATGTGCCACCACCAAATGAGTTAACTTCTAAGTTGTCTGCCGGAACGGTAGGGGTGAACACAACTGTTCCCCCTTGCATTAGCGGCATTATATCTATTAATTTAGACATAGTTTTTCCTTCTTATTGAGGCTACGTTGCAGAATTGCATTGTAGCATTTAATTTTTAGGTCTTAAAAAACTTACAATTAATGACCCGAGATCCATAATATTAGTTACGCTATTAATTAACCCACTATAATTTATAGGGGCAATAGTGTCTAATATCGAGGGACTCCACGCTAAACGCCTATATTCGAAAGATTTTCGTGTATGGACATCAGCCGTCAAGGACAAAATAGTTAAACTACTATGATCGGACAATTGTGCAGTTTGCACCTTTGTTTCCTTCGTAGTAATCCAACCATTAAGGATTTTAACATTCGGATCGACAAGATTTGTAAAGGCCTGGATTGATGAACTAATGTTTATCACCCGGTCAACCATAAACGACAATGGAAGTAAATTCCAAAGAGTTTCTGGTACATCTCTTGCTCGAAGACCGTATATGAAACGGACGTCACCTACAGGGTTGGATACCGAGTAGCGAATGCCTGCGCGTGTAGATAAATTCAAGGACGTTGATCTAATAGATGTCTTCTGAAAAGAAGTAAAAACATCATTAGCGTCTTGATTTGTCCCTACAAAACCAGAAGAACGGATCTTTTCTGGTTTCTTCCGAGTTCTACCTATCCCATCAATTATACTCTCCATTGAGCGTATAAGAGGGCTGGCTGCGAATCGATACTCTAGCCATACATCAGCGAATGCTTTTGTACGGCCGAGTTTCTCACGACGGGCTTTTTTATTAGCCTTTTTTGAGAATGATTTCGACAACCTAAGTAATGAACTCATCGGTGCGCGTAAAAAACGAAGTGTCTCCCTGATCTCGCCTATATCTTCTAATGCGCCATTAGGTGCCTTATTAATACGGGAGATTGCTTGCTGCTTTGCTAACGCATTAGCATCGACCTTCACTTGAAGGGGAATACTACCGGCTAACATAGCGGGAAAATTGCTGAGCCAAAAAGCCGTTGGGGACCCTACAAGGGACCTTACCGCCAGAGTGCTGGGCGAAGTTTTATACTTCATCCCGCCACCTCCGGATACTTTTGTTTCAACACGAGTAAATCGCATGTCATTATTGATGATACCGCCGTTTCGCATTATATTCTTAGCGAAAGGGGACGATACATCAGTCATAACGTCAGTCTTGGTAGACGAGACATACTTCTGATCAAATACAAACACATCATCAATGAAGAGTGATGTGTTTTTTGATTGAGGTATATCTATGCGTCTTCTAGTTCTGCCTGCCATTTTACTTTTGCTCCGTTTGTGTGAAATCTGAAAACTACCTACGCCATAATTGCTCTTTTCAAAGAGTTCTTATAGCTTTATGATACTTCTAACCAGTTAGGTTATAGGTAACATACACGAAGACCTGTCAATACTGAAACACGTATTTGTCGGCCTATCGTACTCCGCAAGGAGTGGAGG